GTTCATCTGCCAGCTTGCGAACCTCTCCAACCTCCTGGGCTTGCTTACCAATCAGCTTTTCAGCCTCTTGGTGCATCTTCACAATATCCTCTAGGCTCTTACCCGCATATTTCTCGGGAACCTTGGGAACTTCGGGTTCAGGAGTTTCCTCCTGTTGAATCTGCTTTTGCTCTTCAGCCTCGATCTCACTCGGCTTCTCAATTTCTTCGTCAATCAATGCCATACTTACCTCTCCTGCCGATAAACGGTTCTAGGAATATTTATAGAATGGAACGGACTTATGCAAAGTCTTCTGTTCCGTTTTGTTTGCGCTCAACAGCCAATTTCTCAGCCCTCTTACGCTCCCATGCGTCATAAGCAGTTGGGAATTGACCTGTAATCCCCTCTAACTTGAACATGGGCTTTGAGATTATGCGTTTAGCATCTTGTGAGCAGATTGGGCAAGCCCTTACTCGGATACTATCGTCCACATAAGCCTCGGTTATGTGATAATCCTCACAGCAGAACTCAAACATTCTCTTCATGTTGAAGCTCCTCAAAGGCTTTCTCACATATCTCCTTGCGCTGGAGAACCAGATTAAGAATATCTAACTGTCCTTTACGGAAATAAAGATCTTGTGTGTCCGCGACAGTAGATAAATCGTTTAAACTAGCCTTCAATGCTTGGAAATCTTCCATCAACAATGTCCACCCTGGGGTAGCCATCATCGAAAACATTTCTTCGTAGTAAACTTGTAGTTCTTTGTCCATAAGGAGAACTTAGTAGTTAATAATAACGATAATTTAACAGAAAAGGACTACTTTGTCAAGCCTTTTTTGATCTATTCATCATTTGTAGGGTCGCAATACGCTCATTTGAGGCAATATCAGCGGCTTTTAGGTTCACTTGCTTCTCTTTTAGCATCACATCCGCCAGTTTTAGGCGCTTTTCAAAGTCTCCACCATTGTCCAGGTTGGTAGAAGCGGCCTGAATGATGTCAACTCGATGCTTTTCAGGGATCAATTGAGCCTCAATCATGGTCTTCTGAGCCTCTGCCTGCTCCTTAGCGGCCTTGGCAGACGTTTCCTGCACCTGAGCCTGGGTCAGAGCCTGCTGAAGCTGCTGAGCTTGCATAGCAGCCTGCTGAGCTTGGGGATTGGGCTGACTCATCTGATCCAAAGCTTGCATGAGTTCAGCACGGTTGGACAGAGAACTATTAGCCAGGATACCCTTCAGGATAATCGGCAGTACCGGAGTGTCAGGTCCGAGGGTCTGTAGCAGTCCAATGAACTGTTGTTGCTCATATTCCCGTGCAATAATGCCCAGATTACCTGTGGGAATAAAGTTCATGTCCACAGAAGGATAACGCTCAGGGTCAAACTGCATATAACGGAAGGCAGCTTTCTTGATAAATGGTATCAGGAAGTCTTCCTGGAAGTTACTCAAAGTACGCTTGTACTTTTTGATAATCCCCGCCATGACCATGCTCATGCCACTAGCACCAGCATCCCGAGGCACATTGGTGGGCATACCAGAGGCATCCACCGTACCTGTAGCCTGGAGCAACATACGCTCAAAGTTCTGAGCCGCAGCAGCGTTGGTTCCGTCAGTGCGTCCAAAGTTAAACGGCATCAGGATCTCTGACGGTGCTCCGTTGGTTAGGATTGCCTTACCAGGACGAACCTCAAACTTAGCGCCACGAGGCAGTCTCGTAGCGTCCATAGCCACCATAGGGGCGGTGGTCAGGGCCATGGAGTCCAGCATGGAACGATACTGGCTATCAATAGCCTTCTGCATGTTGTAAGCCTTCTCAGCCGTACCACGACCCCAGAAGCGACCAGGAACCGTATCGTCTTGATACGCCACCACGGGACGATCCTTCATCATGTACGGGTTTGCTTCAGCTTTCAACAAAATACCGTCATTGGCGATCACCACAATGGCTTCAACCAGATCGGCATAATCCTCAGCTTCTGAGCCTTCAGGGAACAGCTCCTCAAATTCACCTTCTTGCTCGCCCTCAAGATACTCACGAGGAACCAGACCATAATACGTCAACAGCTTGACCTTATCATCCTGGTACTGAGTTTCATCTTGGGTAGGTTCCAGTTCTTGTAGGCCATAATCAGAACCAATGTCAACCTTCTTATAGGTTCCATTCTCCATGTTCTGAACCACTTTGTGAATGGAGACATACTTTTCAATTGCCACTCCGAGCGCATCTTCGATGCTGTCCGCATTAGGGTCAATCAGGAAGTTACGAGGATTAACTGGCTTCAGAGGAACACTGATGCGCTTGTATTCCTCAACACCGATAGCCGCTGTACCAGCCACGCCAGGAATAGGCTTAGTAGCCGGACGATAGGCGCTTACTTCCTTGACAAGAATCTCACCAATGCCAGTACCGTAGATCTCAGCCATGAGTTCAACAGCATCAATAGCTTTGATAATTTTGTCTTGTTTAAAATCTTCATTCAGTTTTGCTTTGATATCTTCAACATCAAGAGGATTACCATTTACATCCATGATGTCGTCTTTGATATCAAAGAACTCACCTTGACCAAAGATAGCTTCCATGACCTCAGCGTGCCTGGTCTCGATAGCCTGCTGCGTGGCAGGGGACACCAGACGACTACGCTCAGTCTCTTTCGTCTTATCCAGAGCACTCCAGCGACCACGGAAAATACGCTCGTACTCGTCCCAGTCAGCTAGGAAGTTAGTGTCACGGTAGTCACGCCAACGGTTGGTATGCTCGATAACAAAATCTACCAGACCGTTTTCTTCTTCGGTCGGTTCCTCGTAACCTTCGTATTCAGTTTCTTCCATTGTGTTTCCTTACCATTTAACTTTGTCGGCCCAGTACGCAGCACTCATTCGCCCCTTGGCGATATTCTGTGCGTGTCGAGCCTTGAAAGCCTTGTTACGGGCTGATCCTTCAGGAGAACCTTGTACGCCTTGCTGACCAAAGCGAATTGTTTTAATTTCATCACCATCCTTAGCCACAACAATGTGACTTTTTGTAGGATGGTTTGGTGTTCTCTTTGGTTTGTTGTAACCACTAACACCAGCACGAGCAAGCCTTGAATCAGTAGCCATTCTTTTTCTTTCCCTTCTTGGCGGTCTTGGCAGAGTCCTTGAAGTCCTGAGCCGTGGGAGCACCCTTGCTTCCAGGTTTCCTCATCTTCTCCCCAGAACCAGCTTCGATGCGCTTACGCTTAGCGTTGATGTTTGCGTACAGTCCTTGTTTCATAATCAGTATCCTGCTATCGGGTCAAGAATTTCAAACTCATCTTCCTCATAATCAGCGTTGTAGTTAGCAACCGCAAGCTGATCCACATAACTCAAAGCATCCACTAGGTCATCATGCACACCAGAGGTAGGGAACATGATGAGTTGATCCCTAAACTCAGTCCAATCTTCATTCTCATTGAACGTAATTCGACCGTGCTCAAGGCGTCCTTGTAGTGACCAGATAACTCGGTCCACCTTCTTTTTGTTTCCGTGAGTAAGATCATGTATATGGGCATAGATGTTATTCTTCCTCATCAAGTCGTTTAAATAAGGTAAGACAGCATTCTTCAATGCTCCTCGCTCAATACCGATTGCACTCGGTTGGAAATCCCTAATGGTTTTTAGAATATTAACAGCAGTCTGCCTAATGTCCCATCTGCCATGCTCAATGCTATGAACCCACCAATCACCGTTATCCAAAAGCTTAACAATAGCAATAGCAGTCTCATCTAATCGCTTCTTGGATGCTCCAGCATTCTTAGCCACATCCTCAAACCCAGCCAAGTCCACTGCAACATAGTAAGCCCCAAACTGAGGCTCCTTCGCTTCCTTAAACCACTCTTCCTTGAATACGTCAGCTCCTGCGGTATCGAAGGAACTCAGGTATTCCTGCTTGAAGGCAAAAGAGCTGAGAGTCTTCTGAGCAGCATCAATTTCCTTCGGATCAATGGTTTCATTGTCCTTGGTGGTGAAATGCCAGCTCTTCCACTCCTCATCCTCTTCCTGGCCCAGCTTAAACACATCGTAGAACCAGTTCCTGCCCGAAGGAGTAGAAATAAACAATGCTCTACCCTTTTTGTCAGAGAGGGAAGCACGAATAATCTTTTCCCACACATCCTGTTTAACGAATGCACACTCGTCCAAGACCACATACGTCAGAGACATACCTCGTAAAGAGTCTGGATTATCAGCGCCTCGTACCAGTATCTTTCGTCCGTTTACCAACGTGATCTCAAGGTTGTTCACGTGACTGGACTTAATCACTGGTCTACCCAGCTCATGCAGCAAGTCCCAGATAATCGATCGTGCCTGTCCCAGCGTTGGAGCGATATACATAACCGCTGAACCGTCAGGACAATTTAAACCCTCAATCAACAAGGTAACAGCAGACAACCTGGACTTACCACACCGACGCCCTGCTGCTACAACCTTAAACCGCTTCTTAGACCCAAAGACCTCTTGTTGCCACCGTAAAAGTTTAAAATTTAATTCTGCCATCTTTTTAAGTACTCCGCTGCTTTCTCAAGCAGTTCTGGATTATCCTTAAACATTCCAAGCCCGCTATTGCAGTGCTGACATAGAAGTTTTCTTACTGTTCCTGTTTTATGGCAATGGTCAACATAAAGCGGCTTACCGTTGTATCCTGATTCAACATTACAAATAAAACACTTATTGTCTTGTTCGGTTAACTTATCTTGAACTTCTTCAGGAGTCAATCCGTACATATGTTTTAGTCTTAACTTTTCGTTCCTTCTTTGTCGTTCTTCTTTTGGCAAGTTTTCCCAACGTTTCTTGGAAGCTTTTTGGAAGCATTCTTTACAGTCTGCTCTTCTACCATCTTTTGTTTCAGGCCGTTTGTGAAAATCAAATAACGGTTTAAAAACATTACATTTATTACAAATTTTCATTTAATCCTCTTTGAGAAGGAAAACAGGGTGTCTGACCACACGCACCCCGAAACGTGCTCAAAGCTCTTGCGAGTCGGTCGAATCTCGATATTCTATATCATCTATCACAACTTCGTCAACAGCCTCAACTGTTGGATTGCTGAGTCCTGTAATGTTAATTGAGATCTGGGGCGTCTGTCCTCCTTGTTTAGCTGTTTCAAAGACAGACACAGGCAAAACACGATCCATAATCAACTTCCATGCAGCAGCTTGGTTCTTATGTTCATTATCCAAAGCAGCATCATAAATGGCCTCAAGCACCTTTGCGCTCTTGGGGGAATTCAGCATCCTGAGTTTGTACTCATTGATGATAGCCGTATCACCCTTGGGACGACCTACAACACCAGTATTCTTTTTCTTAAGGGCGACAATCTCTCCCTTCTTGGGTCTTCCACGACCACGTTTCTTCGGTTCTGTTTCCATGTTTATCCTTTGGGACATGGTTGTTTAGACAAAAAATCTCAGAGTACCCTATATCTTTAATGTACTTTAATGTTATCTTATATATTTATTAATAATTAATATTTAACATTAAAGTTACTTTAACGCATTAGAGTACATTAAAGTATACATTAAAGCTCTAAAGTATACTCTAAAGATACTTTAGCATACTTTTTTGATCTTGTCAAGCTTTTTATGACAAAAGATTAAGATTTATTGTCTTTTTACTGTTTAGGTCTTCACTTTATAGTCCCCTTCCAGGGTGCACGTCTGCCCTTCAAAGGTCTCCTTTTACAATATTATGTTAAATTACTTCTTCTGTAGCTAATTGTCTTTATCTTTCAATAACTTACGTGATCTCTTCTGTCCCTAATTAATTGGTTAGTTTCCCTGTTTTGTATACACTTTTGTATACTCTTTTTTGTGAGCGCTAGAGGTATCCGCAAAAGTAAACACTTACGACCACGATACCCCCCCCTATGTAAGTACTTACTAGCAGTCCACCAGGCGGACACGCTATAGGTAGTGTGTGCTCACTTACCAGGACACTATAGGTAGTGTGTCAGTGCTTACTTACAAGTTACTGACTAGCTGGTCAATAGTGCATGAAACTTTAATGAGAATCATTCTCAATTGGGTTACTGACTAGGTAGTCATTAAAGTTATCCACAGGATATTCACACTGGGGATCTGTACAGTTGTGGACAAGGTGTGGAGGGCTGTGAAGGTGCTTCTAAAGCTAACCTAGTAAGTACCCACTAACTTAAACTCAGGGTAAACCCTATACTGTACAGCTATACAGTACCATGCAAGACCTGTACCAAGGTTATCCACAGGTTGTCAGTCTTATATAAGAGTTGAATCTGTGGACAAGTACCGCTACTGGTGTGGATAACTATTTTTGATACCAGGGTGGCCTGAGACCTGAAAAACGCTCTAAAGCCTTTCTAGGGGCATTGCTGAAGGTTTAGGGAAAATCTATCAAGACTGTGGTCTGATAGAAATAAATGTGACAGATTTAGGGTTTTCCCTATAGGTGGTCTCTGAGAACAACCGATAATAGACCCTAATGACAGAGCACAGGGTTCTGTCAGACTTGCAAAGGATCAGCAACATGAAACGTATCAACAAAGCAGACATCGCAGTCATCAACGCCGCCCTCAACACCCTGACGGCATCCAAGCACATGATGCAATCGTTGGACGCATCAGGCAAGGGCTTCTGGGCACATCGGGGCTACAATGCCATGCTCACCCTCAAGGGCTACGGAATCGAGGCCAGCGCAGGGTCTGAGCAGTATTGGACAGATTCCAAGAACGCCTACGCCATCGCCTAAGACCACACAAGCCCTCGCAAGGGGGCTACAATGAAACCATCACCAACGGAGCAATCATGAAACAGTTATATACTCTCAAAACCACTATTGTCAATCCCGACTATGACAAGCGTTGTAAATATGGTCAAAGATCAATCCCTGAATTCAAAGCAGGGAAAACCTTTGTCGTATGGAAAACCAATGTGTCTTACCTCGGTTCCACTATTGACATGGGAGGGCCGAGCATCGATGGCAAAACAGCAGAGGAGATAATTGCACACTCCGAACCTGTGCAACCTAAGACATGGCACGATGTGGCATTGGTATGCGGAGGTTACTTTAGCTGTGCAGACGACACTATTGACCAATTGATTAAAACGGGTATTGTCACCCCTGAGCAGGTAGTTCATGCCCTTAATACATTTTTGGCGCAATCATGAAAGACTCAACCATTCAAAAGATCAATCAATGCGCTGATGTCATCCTAGCTATCGCCATCGGCCTCTGCCTGACAATGGCGGCCCTGGCATACTTTGACGTCTTAACCAAGTGACAGGTCAACCGCTAGCCTCCGATGGGGGCTATCGGGTGCGCTGTTGCACCGATTCAACTTGCAAAGGATTAGCACATGAGCGATAAAACCTACAATGGATGGACAAACTACGCTACTTGGCGTGTCAATCTTGAAATTTTTGATGGATTCGACCCTTACGAATATTTCAGCGAATTAGATGCTGAAGATTTGCAAGGAGTCGCTGAAAGCCTGAAAGAATACGCAGAGCAGGTTATTTTTGAGTGCGGAGAATGTAACCCTCAAAGCCTTGCAGGGTCTTATGCAATGGCATTCTTGGAGGAGGTTAACTGGCGTGAAATCGCCAAGCACATGATTGCAGACTATGCAGAGGAGAATGCAGAATGACAGACCCATATTGGCCTTTTCCGACTCAACCCCTGAAACCCTATAAAGACCCTAAGGGTTTTATCCCTTATCCATCAGACGCGGAGGAGTCACCGATATGAAATACCATTTTTCACGCATGAGAGACGTTGCCCAGGAAATAGAAGACGCTGCTGCCTTCTTTGCCAGGGTCTATGGCAATGGATTAACCCATAATGGTAGTTTCTTTGGGTCTGGTCTGGTTGATCTAGCCCCTGAAATTGTCGAATTCATAGAATTAGACACTGATGAATGGGAACAGAAGGTTAAACTACATGCAATGTCTCAGGCATTAGCACACATTCCCGAAGAATAACTGGAGAATAAAGAATGAACACATTGAACACTGTACTATTTGAATGGACACCGCCAGACCTTAATGCACCCGTTGATGTAACTATTGCATTCGACTATGTGCACCGCTATGATGGTCTGACGGGGGCAGAGTATGAAGAGCCAGACCCCTACGTTGAGGCCGTTTATGTCGGAAACATTGACATAATGCCCATAATGGATCATCTTTACATCGAAATGGCACTAGATGCCTACCTTAAACACATTGAAAGGGAACGTAATGAGCAATACTGAACGCACAATCTGGCTTTTGGGTTCTGTCACTGCCGTAGCCCTGTCCGGGGTCATAGGATACCGCCTGAGCACCCATTTCAACGATATTGAGAACCAGGGAGCACAATCCCGGTGCTATTCGACTAAGCACTCAGATGCTTATGTGGCCAAAGTAGGCCCAGATGACTTTGTGTGCTTCCGGGAGGACTATCATCGTAAGAAAATCACTAAATCCCTGATTGTCTTGCCAGATAGGCCCTTGGAATAGCCCAGGAAGGCCCTTAAACGGGCTTTAGAGCGATTATTTTGAGGTAGGTAAGGGGTGGGTAGCCACAACACCTAAAAACGGCTAGAATCGAGGATTTTGAGACGAAAGAGAGGAACCTAAAATTCACTGTAAAGCCTGTGACACGCTTTTAAACGATTTTGAATCAACCAGACGAAACAAGTACACACATGAGTTTATCGACCTGTGTAACCATTGTTTTGATGGAATCAAGGGCACTGTTCCTGTCATTGAACGTAAAGACCTTATTAGCAGTAGGGACTATGATGACGATCTGAGCACCGAAGGGACAGAAGACGTACTATATAATAACTATAGAGTACATCTAAGCATAGAAGACATTGAAGATTAATAAATCATTAATGTTTATTGTCTTAAATTAACTTTAAAGTTAAAGGGGTAACCATGGAAAACGAAAGCACTGATGAATTGATGCAATTGATTGAAGAATCATGGTATTGGTCTACGATTAATGATATTGTCGATATTTTTGACAAATACGGAATGGATAACGTCCTTGCAGACGTTGGGAACATGAAGATTCAAAGGGAAGAAGCTAAGGGTAACAAATTAGAGGAAGACATCTAATGTTATTGTCTTTCTTTGTTTTTGTCTTAACCATCATTAAACTGTCACTTAAGTGACACTGGAGTAACTTATGAAAGTCATCATGGAATACACATTACCAGAGGAATCTTTCCTGCTCAAATGTGCCGAGGAAGCGGTGAGCAACAGAATGCTCCTAGAATCGATTAAAAGCACCCTAGGATCGCATGAAAACTATGGGGTAGGGGCTGAGATAGCCCTACAGGAAATAAAAGCTCAAATGAGGGGTTTTAAGTGACCACAACAGCCCAAGGATGGCGCAAGCGACAGATCGCTAATGCTATCGAGGCGAATACTCAAGGAATTGATATGCTCCATGAAACCACCTCAGAATTCGTCAGGCACATCGCCTGTGAGCACTGCGGATCCTCTGATGCGAACGCCCTCTACAGCGATGGCCACACCTACTGCTTTTCCTGCGGGGTGATAGAATCTGAATCCTCGCATGAGGATCGAGAACGATGGAAAGAAGAAATTAACCGAGCAAATGCTATGAAAACAGAAGGCGAAGTTAAACCGATTCCTGACCGAGGGATCACCAGGGACACCTGCGAGCATTACAAGGTCACTCAGACAGTCCAGAAGCATATCTATCCATATGCTGATGAGACTGGTGCTTATGTGGCCTCCAAGGTGCGCACAGTGGCTAACAAGACTTTCTCGGTGGAGGGACACTGGGGTAAATCTACCTTGTTCGGTCAATCCCTGTTTCACAAGGGAGGCAAGTACGTCACGCTGGTGGAAGGTGAGCTGGATGCGCTAGCGGCCTTCCAGATGCTAGGCAGTAAGTGGCCTGTGGTGTCCATCAAGAACGGTGCTCAGAGTGCCTTGAAGGACTGTAAGGCTAACTTTGAATGGTTGGATTCCTTTGACAGCGTGGTGATCTGCTTTGATGCTGATGAGCCTGGAAAGAAGGCAGCAGAGGAGGTTGCTGAACTTTTCGGGGTTAAGGCCAAGATTGTTAAACATATTCAAGATTGTAAGGATGCTTGTGATTATCTTAAATCTGGTGAAACGAAGTCTTTTGTCGATTCTTGGTGGAAGGCTGAGACGTATGTCCCTGACGGAATTGTTGCTGCCTCGTCACTCTGGGATGAAGTAAGCAAGCCAGAGCAGCCTGCGGAGGCTCTGTATCCCTTCAAGGGGCTGAATTCTCTGCTGTATGGGTTCCGGCCTGCTGAACTCGTTACAGTCACCGCAGGCTCTGGGCTGGGTAAGAGTCAATTCCTGCGAGAGATCCTCTACCATATCCTGAACACCACGAAGTGGAATATCGGCGGCATGTTCTTGGAGGAATCTGTACGGAAGACTGCCAGGAGCATTATGAGTCTCAGAGCTAACAAGCTACTGCACCTGCCAGACACCAAAGTATCAACAGAGGAGTTACATGATGCTTTCCAGCATACTCTTGGGACTGATCGTATTTATCTTTTTGACCATTTCGGTAGCACTTCTGCTGACAACATTATTAATCGCATCAGGTACATGGCAAAGGCTTGTGATTGTCGGATTGTATTTCTCGATCATTTATCTATCATCATTTCTGGTCAAGATAACGGAGACGAGCGCAAGGCCATTGATGTAATGATGACTCGCCTGCGTACACTTGTGCAGGAACTTAACATTACTTTGATTGTTGTGTCTCACCTGAAGCGTCCTAACGGCAACCAAGGCCATGAAGATGGGCAGGCAGTGTCTCTAAGCCAACTGCGAGGCTCAGGAGCCATTGCACAGCTCTCAGACGCTGTGATTACCCTGGAGCGTAATTCCATGAGTGCAGACGCTACTGAGAGGCACACCACCAAGGTGGCAGTGGCGAAGAACAGGTACAGCGGTCTTACTGGGCCTGCCTGTGACCTGCGCTATGATGTGGATACTGGTAGAATGTTTGAAGTTAAACTGGAGGATTTATGAGCAAGTCAGATGGCGGTAAAGGAAGCAGCCCTCGCCCATTCAGTATCTCGGAAGAGGAATACGCACGTAGGTGGGAGGCTATCTTTGGCAGGGAAGACGTAGAGAAGATCGTTGATGATGCCAAGAAATATCTGGAAGAATCAAAACGAACAGAGAAAAGCATTCAGGGATTGGAACAACGATTGAAAGACAATCAAAATGATTGAACACATCATTGTAGGGGCTACAGGGGTGGGCTACGCTATCGTAGGCACTCTACAGTGGCTCAAGGGGGATCTACCTAACGGTATGATCTGGGTTGGTTACGCTTTTGCTCAGGTGGGGCTATGGATGAACCTAAAATGATGGACATTGACACACTCATAGGCAGGTTGATTGACCTTGAAGGCAAGTATTATGAGTTACAATCGAAGTATCAGACTCTTATCCATCAATACGAAGAACTGAAAGCATCGCATGAAGATAGCACTGGACATAGAGACCAATCGGTCATTCAGTACGATCCATTTACTCGTCACAAAACACCTTGAAACCGGAGAAGTTAAAGTATGGAAAAATCCAAATGGCCTAAACGACTATCTAAGCAAGGCTACACTCCTGATAGCTCACAATGGGATCGCCTTCGATTTTTATCACTTGAACAGGTTATGGAAGACGAAGATCGGATTGAAGAAAACATACGACACATTAGTAGCAAGCAGGCTCTTAGAGCCAACGAGAGAGAGCGGACACAGCTTGGAAAGCTACGGAAAGCAGAGCGGTATTCCAAAGATTGACTATGCTGCTGTATGGTCATGGATGATGAACAGACGAGAGGAGTATCCTGGTGAATGTTTTGATAAACCCATTGACAGTCTTTTGGTACATTATTGCAAGAGAGATGTTGACGTTTTGGAAAAAACGTATGAGTTTCTGACACAAGAGCTAGAGAATAAGGGATTCTCTCCTGATTCTCTGGAGCTAGAGCACCAAGTGGCAGCAATCATTGCTCAACAAGAGCGTAACGGATTCAAACTGGACACAATCCATGCAACCTGTTTACTTACTGACCTCAAGACAAAACTGGCTGGAATATATGAGAAAATGCAGGAGAGATGGCCTCCAGTCACCCTTGAGCGATTCTCAGAAAAGACAGGAAAGCGACTCAAGGACGAGATCATTACCTTCAATCCTGGATCACGAAAGCAGATCGGAGAAAAGCTCCAAGAGCTAGGATGGAAGCCTAAGAAGTTCACTGAGACGGGACAGCCCATCGTTGATGAAGTTGTGTTGATGGATGTGAACATTCCAGAGGCTAAGATCATTGCAGAATACCTATTGCTTCAGAAGCGGATTGCTCAGGTAGAATCGTGGTTAGAGGCTATGGGACCAGACGGACGAGTACACGGCAAGGTCATCACCAACGGGGCGGTGACAGGACGTGCTACCCATAGTAAACCCAATATGGCTCAAGTGCCAGCAACCAAGAAAGATAAAGATGGTAATATTCTGTACGGAATAGAGGGTGGTTATGGGGTTGAATCCCGAAAGTGCTGGACAGTTGAGACAGGGAATGTTCTAGTAGGTATCGACCTTTCAGGGATAGAACTGCGCTGTTTTGCGCACTACTTAAATGATCCGGAGTATACAAATGAAGTTGTCAATGGCGATGTGCATACTAAAAATCAAAAAGCGTTTGGAGTTGCTACACGCAGTGAAGCGAAAACAGTATTGTACGCTAGTCTCTACGGCGCATCTGCTTCCAAAATTGGGAGAATTGTGGGCGGTACGGAACAGACTGGGAAAGGGATCCTTGATTCTTTTAGAAGAAACGTACCTGCGTTTGCCGAACTCCAGAGAAAAGTTTCTAGGTATGCTGCGAAAGGGTGGTTACCAGGATTGGATGGTCGTAGATTACTCGTCCGATCGGAGCATAGCGCCCTTAACACGCTTTTGCAATCCGCAGGAGCTATCATCGCTAAACGCTGGATTGTCGAAACTACAAAAAAACTTAACGAGGCCAAAATTCCGTACAAGCTTGTCGCGTGGGTCCATGATGAGCTTCAGATTGAGACTAGCCATGGGCATGCGAGCACAGTCGGAAGAATCGCGGTTGAAGCGGCTGAAAGAGCAGGAATTTTCTTAAACTTCCGATGCCCAGTAGCTGCGGAGTGGAAATCTGGAAATAATTGGTTTGATTGCCATTGACTTTTTTACTTCTTTATGCTATATTCTATTGTTTATAACATAAAGGAGAAACCATGGTCGCCACTTCTCAAACGGAACTTCAGTATCGTCATCGGAGAACATTAAAAGGAACAATATCTAATAAAGTCATGTCTGCTAAGAAAAGAGCCAGAAAGGATAATTTGGAATTTGACATAAGTACACCGTTGATGCATGAAATATGGAGTAAACAGGAAGGCAGATGCGCTAAAACAGGGGTTGAGATGGGAAGAATAGGGGATAAATGGACTTCTCCTTCTATCGACCGTATTGACTCTTCTAAGGGCTACACAAAAGACAATGTTCAATGGGTTTGTTGGCGGTACAATGATGCAAAAAGCAACATGACTGATGACGAGTTTATTGCGATGTGTTTAGCAGTAGCTGCTACATATTTTAAGGAGCTTCATGGAAAAACAAAACTCTGAGGACTTTGATGCTAGAATCATCATTGATGTCACCGAAGATAGCTTCAAAGTGTCTCATACTGCTAATCTTGATCTGGAGCAAATCTATCTTATCTTTACAGCAGCGTTAGAATACATGGAATCTATGGGGGAAGCCCCTCCAAAGTTCCTGAATTGACAGCCTGGAAAGACAGGCATTTTATTAACTTTCAAAGGAATTGAAAAATGAGTGATCTTAAACCCGTTAAAATCTCTGGAGAGCTGTTCTGGTCTAAGTGGATGGCTGAATTCAATAAAGCTTTTAATGAGGACAATGACCGTTATGAGTGTGTGATTGGTAACCTGTCTGATGAGGACGTAGCCAAGCTCACGGGCCTGGGCATCCGAGTCAAGTACAAGGACTCCCAAGGTAACTACATCGTGGTCAAGAGCAAGTTCTTGTTCAAGCCCACTGACGCTGATGGCAACTTCATTGCTGTTGATGCGTTGGGTAATGGCTCTAAGTGCGAGGCTCTCGTGACTGCATACAAGCACAAGATGAGTGCTAAGTTTGGCCTCTCACCGAGCATTGTGGGTAACTCTGAGAAGACTGCCCTGAAGGTTACTGAGGTGAAGACCTACGTGCCTGATGCCAAGCAAGAAGATGACGACCTCATCTGATCTTCCTAAGTTAGCTCTTATAGATGCAGACGTTATCGTTTATCGGGTAGCGTTTGCGTCTGAAGAAGAGACAGAGGAGATCTGTTTTGCAAGAGCTAAAGAACTCATCTTTGAAATAGTTTTTACGGAACTAAATTGCGATGACTATAAAGCCTATCTCACCGGCAAAGGGAATTTTCGACAAATGGTGGCGACAACAGCCCCATACAAGGGAAACCGAAAAGACTTCCAAAAGCCAAAGCACTACGATGCCCTCAGAGCCTACCTCCAGCGACTCGGAGCAGAACTCGTCGAAGGACAAGAAGCCGACGACGCAATCGCCATCGAAGCCACGAAAGAGCAGGACAAATGCTGGATAGTATCGATTGATAAAGACTTCGATCAGGTCCAAGGCTGGCACTATAACTTCGTCAAGAAGGAAAAGTATTATGTCACGGAAGAGGAAGGAATCCGTAGTTTCTATACTCAGATTCTTACCGGAGATCGAACAGACAATATAATCGGTATCAAAGGCATTGGCCCTGTCAAGGCTGAGAAAATCTTACAAGACTGTAAAACTGAAAGGGAACATTATGATGCTTGTGTTAAAGCGTATGATGGTAATATTGAACGAGTTACCGAAAACGGTGTACTGCTATGGTTAAGACGACACCCAAACCAGCTGTGGCTTCCTCCTTTACCCTTGCAGGATTCGACTGGACAGTCAGGTACGTTGAGGGAATTACCGAGTACGGACTCTGCAATCCCAGCACCCAAGAAATCATCATCCGATCAGGAATGAATGACCAGATGACTCAGCAAACCTTCTGCCATGAGCTGGTTCATGCAATCCTGTTTACGATGGGTAAAACTAACCATGATGAAGAATACACTGATGCCTTTGGATCTCTTCTGCATCAATACGAGAGGACTAAAGCTTGAAAACCAGTAGCGCAAAGGCAAAGGGACGGAACCTACAGAAGTGGGCAGCAGCAAGGCTCCTAGAATACGCTCCAGAGCTTGAAGGGGACGATATTAAGTCCACCTCTATGGGAGCCTCTGGCGAGGATGTTATGCTGTCTCCTGCGGCTCGTAAAATCTATCCCTGGCAGATTGAATGTAAGAGTTATGCCCGTATCGCAGTTTATGATTTCTACAACCAAGCCTGCTCACACGGGACACATGAGCCTGTGGTTTTCATTAAACAAAACCAGTGTAAGCCTCTTGTTGTCGTTGATGCTGAATATTTTGTAAGGAGCTTTAGAAATGCAAATAAACCTGATTAAAGAGAATGAGGACGGATCAGCAGACTATGCAATGAACTTCTCGGAAGAGGATAAAGATAATATAGTCCGTTGGGCAGTTATTCATGCAATCCAGAAATTAATTGACGAAGGAAAGAGTTATGACCCAGGTGAGCTTAGTGTGGGTGACACCACAAGCGGAGGAGAAGATAGCGTACATGGCTCGGGTGAGCAACCCAGCGAACCAGAACAACCCTCAGACGGCTTCAAAACTTCTCAAGTACTTGGTTAAGAACAAGCACTGGAGTCCGTTCGAGATGGTCAATGTCTGTATGGAAATTGAAACCACCAGGGACATTGCTCGTCAGATCCTGAGACACCGTAGCTTCAGCTTCCAGGAGTTCTCTCAGCGTTATGCTACGGCAGAGGCTTTTGAGACTCGTGAATGCCGTAAGCAGGATATGGTTAATCGCCAGAATAGCCTAGCCTTGGACATCTATGGCAACGAGAATGATCGTTATTTAGCCACTTGGTGGGATGGAGTGCAGCAACGACTGACCAAGGAGGCTGAGTTTCTATATGAGGCCGCACTCAATAAGGGAATCGCTAAGGAGGTCGCCCGAGCACTTCTGCCAGAAGGTCTTACAGGCTCTAAACTGTACATGAATGGAACCCTGCGTAGTTGGATTCATTACATTGAAATTCGTTGCGATAAAGCAACGCAGAAGGAGCATCGTGAGGTAGCGGAACAATGTCGAGATATAATCTTTGAACATTTCCCTTCGCTTGAGGAGGTACTAAATGGAGCTTGAAGACTATTTTCATCAGATTCAACAGGAGAAACCTATGAACCAAAAAGACACCACTGTAAGTATTAGCATCGACCAAGACAACTCTGATCTGTCTGACTTTCCTGACCAGTATATCCAGCAGCGTATGAGTTATTCGTGCGCTACTTGGATGCAGATGCTAGAAGACCTCATCAAGGTGTTGGAGCTGCATTATGGATACTCGATCAGAGAGAACGTATTCTATGCGGTTAACTTCCCGATGTTTGACCATAATCATTCATCCGCTCCTGGCCGTGAACTAAAGAAGGTTGAATTCTTGCAGTTGTTGGCTGAGCACCCAGAGCTTAACAATGGTGGCAAGCATCAGCCGATGGAATCATGTTTTGATTCTGAAGAATGAGAATCCTTGTTATACCGGATTGTCAAGTCAAGCAAGGTGTTCCTCTGGAGCATCTTACTTGGGCTGGTCAGGCTATTACGGATTACCGGCCTGACGTTGTTGTTAACCTCGGGGACTTTGCTGATATGCCTAGTCTGTCTTCCCACGATATTAAAGGCTCCAAGTATTTTGAAGGGCTTAGGTACAAGTCTGATATCGACATTGCGAAGCAAGCTATGAAGATGCTCCTGAAGCCTCTCAAAGATCTTCAAGCTCGACAGAAGAAGAACAAAGAGAAGGTCTACAAGCCTCGAATGGTTCTGACTCTGGGCAACCATGAGAATCGTATTGATAGAGCTGTTAACAACAATCCCACCCTTGAAGGGTTAATTTCAACAAAGGACTTAGGCTATGAGTCAGACTGGGAAGTACATGGGTTCTTACATCCTGTTTTCATTAATGGTGTTGGTTTTAACCATTACTGGCCTGTCGGTGCTATGGGCAGACCTGCATCGTCTCCTGCTGCTATTATCAGTAAGCTACATATGTCGTGTGTTGCTGGACACCAACAAGGAAAGCAAGTCGCCTATGGTAAGCGAGCTGATGGGAGACCTATCACAGCTATTGTGGTTGGTAGTTATTATCTGCACGATGAGAGTTATATGGATCAGCTTAGTAACCGTCATTGGCGGGGCCTTCTCGTGATGAACGAAGTCGAAGACGGTCACTTTGATGAAATGTTTTTAAGCATCGAATACTTGGAGAAGAAATATGGACGAATGGACACCACTGCCGGGGATAATCCATTACACAACCCGTGATGGAATTGAAGACTATATGAGGTCACTGAATTTGCCTGAGAAAGTGCCCCAAAAAGGTGCTAATGCTAAACAAGTATCCGGGAGTCACTATAGTGACAAAGAAATTCAGCCTTGGGACTACGTTCATGCAAATAATCTTTGCTATTTTACCGGAAACTGCGTAAAATACGTGTCCCGTTGGAGAGACAAGGGCGGTATAGACGATCTCAAGAAAGCCATCCACTATCTTGAAAAGTTAATTGAATTAGAACAAGGAAAATAATGACACCCTACGCCACTTACATAGCCAAATCGCGCTATTCACGATTCCTAGACGATAAAGGACGACGAGAGCACTGGCCCGAAACCGTGACTCGGTACTTTAACTTCATGGAAAAACATCTCAAGGACAAGCACCAATATACGCTCAGTCCTGCTCTGCGTCACGAGCTTGAAGAAGCTGTGACTAATCTGGAAGTTATGCCTTCGATGCGGTCAATTATGACTGCTGGTGAGGCTCTGGAGCGTCAGAACATCGCTGGTTATAACTGCTCGTACCTGCCCATTGATGACCCCAAAGCCTTTGACGAGGCTATGTACATCCTATTGTGTGGCACAGGTGTGGGCTTTAGCGTGGAGCAAAAATATGTTAACAAACTACCAGAGATTCCTGAAAAGCTGTACGACAGCAATACTACTATTGTTGTTAAAGACTCCAAGGAAGGATGGGCAAAGGCTCTCCGTCAGATCATTGCTCTCCTCTACGCCGGTGAGATCCCGAAGTGGGATGTTTCCTCAGTTCGTCCTGCCGGTACACGCCTTAAAACCTTCGGTGGACGGGCAAGCGGACCCGAGCCTCTGGTGGAGTTGTTTAAATATGTTATCGCCAAGTTCAAAGGAGCTGTGGGGCGTAAGCTACACACCATCGAGTGTCATGATATTCTCTGTAAGATCGGGGAAGTTGTCGTCGTGGGCGGAGTGCGCCGTAGTGCTATGATTTCCCTGTCTGACCTCGGTGATGACCGTATGGCTCACGCTAAGGCAGGTAACTGGTGGGATGGTAATGGTCAACGAGCCTTGGCTAACAACAGTGCTGTCTATGAGGTAAAGCCTGACGTTGGTCAGTTCATGCGTGAATGGTCTAACATCTATGAATCTCACTCCGGTGAGCGAGGAATCTTCAACCGTTATGCTTCAGAACTTCAAGCAGAAAAGAATGGCCGTCGTAGCCTGGGTAAAGAATGGGGTACAAACCCTTGCAGCGAGATTATTCTTAGACCTTATCAATTTTGCAATCTTTCTTCCGTTATTGTTCGTAACGGCGATGATATGGATCGACTTCGTAATAAGGTTCGCTTGGCAACGATTCTGGGTACTTTTCAATCGACGATGACCCACTTCCCGTACCTGCGGAAGATCTGGCAGACCAACACCGAGGAAGAACGTCTCCTGGGCGTGTCTATGACTGGTATTCTTGATAATCCGTTGCTGAACAGTGCCTATGACCTGGACCTGCCTAAGCGCCTTGAGGAGTTGAAGAATGTTGCTATTGATACAAACGCTCGGATGGCTAACGATCTTGGCATCCCTGTGTCTGCCGCTATTACTTGTGTTAAACCGGAAGGAACTGTGTCTCAACTCACGGGAACTGCTAGTGG